ATGATGTTGTCTGGGTGCAGTTCTACTTTTTTGAAGATGACGATGTCCCCGCTTGCGATCAGCGGCGACATGGAGTCTCCCCTGGCGTAGATGGCACCGTCCACCGGCGGCAGGTTCGGTATGCTGATGTAGTCTGATGCCGCTGAAGAGAGGTCTCTATACAGGGCTGAAAAGCCGGCTGTGGCTTCCAGCTCGAAGACGGGTACCTTTTGATTTGTAAACTTTGGCTTTTCAATATGAAAACAGCTAATGTCATTATTCAAATACCAATCTGTAATCTGCTTATTGCGCTCAGGGTCTTTTAGTATATTACCTTCACCAGTAAGTAACCACACTTTGTTAATTTCAGAAAATACAGAAATAATCTTCATTGCCATTTTTTCTGTAATGGATTTTGTTTTTCCATTAAGAATATCGTAAATGGCTTGCGGACGCTTCATTCCAAGCATCTCCGAAAACGCCTTTGCATTGAGCTCATATATTTCTATGAGCGTATTTAGTCTTTCACTTGCATTCATAATCCGAAAATTTCTGTATTTTTGTTTTGAAATACAGAAAATATCTGTATATTTGCAGTGTGGTTTTAGCACCACGGATTGCAAATTAAGAAAAATAAACGCACAAAAACAAATACGATGAAACAGATTAAGGTTACACCCAACGAGCGCAGGCGCCTCCAGGAGCGCTTTGACGTAGGCGAGAACTACGTGACTCAGGTCCTATCATTCGCCAAGGACGGCCCCACTGCTAGGCGGATCCGGCTGGCAGCCCTGGAGATGGGAGGCCGGTATGTGGATCCGGATTTCTCGCCGAATTGCAGGACTACATACGTCAACGGTCAGATCATACAGACCTTTGCAGAGGGCGTGGAGCTCCGAATTGAAATTGCAACTGGAAACTGTAAGGTGACTCAGAAGGAGAAGCTGCTGGCGAAGGTTGAGAACGCGACGATGAATCAGTGGCAGGCCGCTGCGATCTACGCTCAGACGTTGGCGGAGAACGCAATGGTCTCAATGTCCTCAAGATAAGGCCTTGAGAAGCCATATATAGACCGCCGCGAGGCAGGGCGTCTGTAGCCGGAAGATAACAGTTGATAAGGTTATAGTTTTAGTTTTAGTTATTGGTTAGGTTGTAGTACGAGGGCACCGGCTAGCCCTCAATATTGCGGGATAGCTCAGTTGGCAGAGTGCTTTATAAGTTGGTTCGAGCAGGTTTGCTGCACACATAAGAGACGCAGGTTCGAGTCCTGCTCCCGCACCAAAGTAAAAAATTTATTAATATGAAAAAGATTATCATTACAATCATTCTGGCGGCGTTAGCCATTGCCGCCCTCATCTGGGGTTTCTCCTACGGCGTGAACGGCATTGCCTGGCTGCCCGGTTTCCTTGTTGCGGTGTTCTGCCTCATCAAGATTTTTGAAGTCCACGAATTGTGGCAGGATGATGTAAAGACCAATAGCCGGTAATACCGGCCATTCCGAGGCCCTGGGAAGCCACTGTCCTCCATTAATCCACACTCATGGTACTTGGCTGGACCGCCCTCTCTACCCTGACCGGTGGGGGGGGTACAATCAAAAACAAATGAACGTTTACAACCATACAATAACAGTCACCGTGCAGCAGCTGACAGACGCCAGCTCCGGAGAGGCCGTAATGAGTTACGAGTGCTACAAGAAACTAGCGCAGCGCAAGTCTATTACGGTGGTGCGCCCTGGCAAAGGTCTGGATCACTGCGCCCTGGTTGATTATGACAGTCTTCCCACGCGCTTTAAACAGCGTTTTAACGCCATTTACGGAGACCCCCATATGAAAGAGAATAAGGAGCAGGAGCTAAGCATAGACACAGAGGCCCGTGCCTTCTTTGAAGACTACTGTCTCCAGGACGGCACGCATATCAAGGGTGACAAGATTGCGGAGTTTACCGTCAATGCTTCAGTGCTCAACGTGCTTATAGACATGGAGAAGACGCAGGCCGTTCAGCGCAGGCTCCATGGCAACTCCACCCCGATTAATTGGCCCCCTATCTATGAGGCCTGCGAAGAGCTGCGTGACAGCTATGGCCATACATTGCCGAAGAGCACGGCCCGTCTGCGTGACAAGATACGTGAGTACAAGCGCGACGGCTACGCCTGCCTTGTGAGCGGTCACCTGGTTAACGCCAACGCCTGTAAGATCACGCCTGAGGCCGGGCGCTATATCATTGCCCTCAAGTGCTCCAGAACACCGGTCTACACCAATGCCCAGATACTTGAGAAGTACAACTCAGATGCGCCCTCACGCGGCTGGAAGCCTCTCAAGTCTCAGATGTCTTTGGTGAATTTCCTGTCCCGTCCTGAGGTTGAGATCCAGTGGAAGGGCGCCGTCATAGGTGACACTAAGGCCAAGATGATCTACACTCGTCAGCACTCGACGATCCTGCCGACTTTACCCAATGCTCTCTGGTATGGTGACGGCACCCGTCTGAATCTTTTCTACCGTGCCTATGTAGACGGCCGGTATCAGCTGGCGACACTCAATGTCTATGAGGTTATTGACGCAGCCAGTGAGGTCTTCCTGGGCTGCCACATCAGCAATACGGAAAGCTTTGAAACCCTCTATGAGGCTACGCGCAACGCTCTTGAGTTTTCAGGCTGCAAGCCGTATGAGTTTGTGACAGATAACCAGGGTGGCACCAAGCGTGCCGATGCCCAGAACTGGCTCAAAAACGTTGCAACTCTCTTCAGAACCACCGCACCCCATCAGGCTCCCGCCAAGACCATTGAGGCCGTTTTCGGCCGTTTCCAGGCCCAGGTGCTGCATCAGGAGTGGTTCTATACCGGCGGAAACATCACTGCCAAAAGTGATGCAGCACGCATTCACCGTGAATTCATAGAAAAGAACATCAATAAGCTTCCCACCTATAATGAGGTTGTGGAGCTCTATATGAACGCCCGCAGGCGCTGGAATGAGATGCCGCACCCGAATGTGAAGCTGTATGCCGGCCGCTCCCGCATGGAGGTCTACACTGCCCAGGTGAACCCGAAGGCCGTGCCTCTGACAGAAGCTATCCGCCGGGACCTCTTCTGGGTGACGACGGCAAAGCCTTCCAAGTTCACCGCTTACGGCATCCAGTTCACCGTAGCCGGAGAGAAGCTTCAATATGAGGTTTTCGACGGGGAGGGCAATCCGGATCTGCTCTGGCGCAGGGATAATACCGGCCGTGAGTTTTACGTGTCCTATGACCCTCACGACCTCTCCACCGTCCGTCTGCTTACCAGGGACCAATACGGAGACCGCTTCGTAGCAGAGGCCAAGCCCTACATGAAGATTCACCGTGCACTCCAGGACCAGACGGAGGAAGAGCGTCAGTTCATACGCCAGCAGGATGAGCGTAACAAGATTGACAGGATCCAGCGCTCTATGGATAATTACGAGCTTCTGCGCGAGGAGGGAATGGCACCTGATCAGCACGGCCTTGTAGACCCCGGCCTTGCGGCCTTCAATGAGACGCGCAAGACCTACGAACGCCTCATGGAGAAAGCGCAGGCCCAGGAGCCGGCGCCGGCGGAGGTCTATCCGGACAGCCTGGGTAAGCAGGAGAAGGCAGACAGCCTGCGCACCCAGTATGATGAAGCGAAGGCATTAAGCAGAATATAAGATATGGAACTTGATAAAATCTACAACGAGGATTGCCTTGATGGAATGAAGCGCATCCCGGATGGCAGTATAGACTGCATCATCTGTGATTTGCCGTATGGTACCACACAACTGGAGTGGGACAAGATTATTCCTTTTGAACCGCTGTGGGAACAATATAAACGTATTACGAAAGAGAATGCTGCCATTATCCTGTTCAGTTCACAACCGTTCACTACGGACCTTATCTGCAGCAACCGTAAGATGTTCAAGTATGAGATAATTTGGGATAAAGTTACGAAGACGAATTTTTATGACGCAAAAAAACGACCGATGAAGTCTCATGAAAATATACTTGTTTTCTATAGAAAACAGCCGACGTATAATCCGCAAAAGGCTTATGACTCAAAAAAAAGAACTGATAGAGTACGTAAGAATTCTGATTTTTGTGTGACAAGTGGAAATTTTGTCGGATGCGTCTCAAAAGAAAAAGCAGAATTATACAGATACGTTGAAGACGGAAGCAGATATCCAGGAACAATTATTACCGTGTCAAATTGGAATGGTTCACTATTTGGAAAGCCGGGAAATCACTTTCATCCTACCCAGAAGCCTGTTGATTTAATTCGGTGGTTGGTCCGCTCCTATTCCAACGAAGGGGATATCATTCTTGATAACTGTATTGGGGGGGGTACAACGGCAGTGGCCTGCATTCTGGAAAAGCGTCACTTCATTGGCTTTGAGCTGAACGAAGAATACTATAACAAAGCCTGTGAACGTATAAAGACAGAGTATAATAATCTACGCCTCCTTTGACAGGTTAAACACACAAAAAACGATTTTTATATGGAAGAGAGCAAAAAAACTGACATCCGGAACAGACTGGCCAAGTACTGCCAGCGTTATCCGTCCAACAACATGGCTGCGGCCTCGCTGAAAAATATCAGCACTGCAACCATTTCCAACATTCTCAACGGAAAGTGGAACTACATCTCTGATGACATGTGGAAGCGCCTGGAGTCCCAGCTTGTGAAAAACGAAGGCTGGCAGCTCTTCTGCACACGCGCCTATCAGGATATGACACTTTACCTGAACTATTGCCAGCAGCAGAGCTGCGTGATGTGGGTAGCCGCTCCTGCCGGTATCGGCAAGAGTACGGCAGCATCCAGCTTTGCTGCGCTGCACAAGAATGTATTCCGCCTCACCTGTGCTCCGGATATGACCCGCTCTGACTTTGTGCACGAGTTGGCCGGGCAGGTTGGTGTCAGGACCAACGGCATGAGCATCAGGGCTGCTTTCAGTGAAATACTGCGTCACCTGGTAACACTGGAGAAACCGCTTCTGATATTTGATGAGGCAGACAAGCTGGCTGACAGCGTGATGTACTATTTCATCTCCATATACAATGCCCTGGAGGACCGCAGCGGGATTGTCTTCCTCTCCACGTCGGCTATCAAGAAGCGTATCACCAACGGTGTGCTGCGTGACAAGAAGGGCTACGATGAGATAGAGAGCCGCATCTGCCGCCGCTACGTGGATTTAACGCCCGTAAGCGCCGCGGAGATTGAGCAGATATGTCTTGCTAACAATCTGCAGGATTCTGCCGCTATCGGCCGCGTAAAGGCCGATGTCAAGGCCTATGGCAATGACCTCCGGAGAGTGAAGCAGTCAGTCAACCGTGAATTAGGGCTAAAGAGGGAAAGCATACAGTAGCATGAAACGGTCCATTTCAGCAGTGCAGGCGCTGGCGGTGCGCAATAAGACGCTTGAGGTGTCCCCTGAATGGCAGGGGTGCCTGGGCGAAGAGATTGCGCGTCACGGCATAGTCTTCATCTGGGGCAACAGCGGCAACGGCAAGAGCTCTGCAGTGATGGCTTTTGCAAAGATGCTCTCATCGGCCGGAAAGGTGCTTTACGTGTCAAAGGAGGAAGGCTACAGCCTGAGCTTCCAGAACACCCTGCGCCGCTTTGGTATGCAGGAGTGCGGAGCCTCTTTCCAGGTGGTTGACCAGGAGACGGTGGAGAGCCTTATTGAGCGCCTGTCCAAGCCTAAAAGCCCGGAATTCGTCATCATCGACTCCGTGCAGGCGATTGGCCTGGGCTCCAGGCAGTTTAAGACGCTGCGTGAACGTTTCCGCAGCAAGCTGCTGGTACTGGTCTCCCAGGCCGACGGCAAGCGCCCCCTGGGACGTGCCGCCGCAGGTATGATGTACGACGCAGATCTGAAGCTTTGGGTGGAAGGGCACACGGTTTTCTCAAAGGGCCGATATATGGGTGAGACAAAGGAATTTGTCACCTGGCCGGAAGGAGCGCAGCGCTACTGGGATGGACGTAAAAAGGAATAATGTATGGCGAAAAGTGAATGCAAGCCCTTAAAGGGATGCAAGAAAGGCGTAGGAACAGAGGAAAAGAAGTTTGTTGACCGCTGCTATTGGTTTTATAACGGTGAATGTATTCGGCCAGCAAAAGAACCTTGTCTATATAAATTAAAGGGGTAGTTATGGCTACAATAGTGATACGTTCAAGGACTAAGGAGAAGATCTCCGGCACTTTCTGCTTTGAGTGGAGCGTGCATACATACGGGCGTAACAGCTGGGGAGATCTGCAGATAACATCCAGGCTGGTTGACCGCCATAAGGCGCTGGAGCTCATAAAGCGTCATGGTCTGGTTGAATCTCACTCAACAAAGGACGGAGAGATCTACGACACTCCAGACGGAGCCTTCAAGGCGCTTTTCCCTGAGGGACTACGTGACAAGTATGACATTGAACAGATAGAAAAAACGGACAGGATATGAAACGAGACTACAAACAGTTTTACGCGCTTCTCAAGAAGCACCCCCGCCTTGATAAGGATGAGCTTGTTCTGCAGTTCACTGACGGCCGCACCACTCACCTGACGGAGATGACCGGCGGGGAGTATATGCAGATGATCGGCGCCCTGGAGGAGGCATCGGCCCCATCTCAGGCAGAGCTCAAGCGCTGGCGCAGCTCCGCCCTGCTTCGTATCGGCCGCCTGGGCATCAATACCATTGACAACTGGGACGGTATCAATTCTTTTGTCTCTTCCAAGAAGATTGCCGGGAAGCCCTTCTATGAGCTGAAGGTGCCGGAGCTGCAGCAGCTTGTCCGTAAGCTGGAAGCAATCGAGAAAAAGGGAGGACTCAAGTCTTTAAATGAAAAGACCGGAGACAGCGCGGCCGATGCCGTCACGGTCCATTCCTGGTTTTCCGGCCGCCCGATAGTAGTATCTTGAAGTTCATTGATATGGGTAGTGCTAAAACATACGTTCTGGAACTTTCAGAACTGGAAATTGAGCTGCTGCACGCGGCATTGCACAGCTGCTGGGTTTATGATGTTTTCCGGTCTGCATCCAAAAAGGGGAAGGATCCTGTGGAATATGCCGTGAAATACATAAATCTCACGGAAACGGTAGACGATATATTTGAAGACATAAACAAACACTAAAAAACGTAAAGAGATGAACAAAGAAAAGTTAGAGTCTGGCGTTGAAACGACGTTCCATGACAAGGATGGGAAGCCCATCCGCGTCCATTCCTACATCAAAGATGGGGAAGGGATGGTTTACTACATCAACAGTCACTGTCAGGCTGTCCCGGAGGACGAGGCCCCTGCGGTGGAGCTGGCAAAGCTGGTTGAGTCTACGGAGGTCACCTGCTTGACAGCAGAGGAGGTTCTGAGTGTCCAAAAGCCGGAGCCCAGGCGCCGCGGCCGCAAACCGCGCAACCAGGAAGGCCGTCCCGCGGTCGTTTCCCCGGCAGAGCAGCCGGTCCAGGGAAAGCCTGAAGGTGGAGCAGAAGCCCAGCAGGAGGCCCTTGTGCCATTTGACTTGAAGGTTGTGCTATCGGCCATCCCTGACAAGATCCTGGCAGACGAACTCCGCCGCCGTGGTTATTCCCT